CGATGCTGAGCGAATGCATACCCTACCGGAAGGTGCATTTCCTTCGTATAGATACCGCCAATGAAATGATGCCTCACGGTCATGTGGCGATAGGGATCCACTCCAGGCATCCACTCCAATTGAGCATTCATCATGTTCCGCCCCTCTGCGCCGCCGTCGTGCGCTTCGGACCACGATGCGGCTGACCGGAGAATGTCAGGCAGACCCATGTTGCTCCTTCGCCGGTTCCGACGGTGCCGGAGCTCGGGGTGGCATCGGTGATCTGGACGCGGATGGCGTTGTTCGTGGTCTGCGAGACCTCCTTGACGAGCCATTCCCGCGCGAGCGCGGCCACCTGCGCGGCGGTGAACGTCTTGGAAGAGGTAAACGAGTCGGAATAGTCATAGGCCAGCGCGATGGTGATGTCGTGGTCGGTGATGGACTTAGCCAAGAGGAGGACGCCATCGACGAATTGCTCCCCCTGGAGTCCGGCAATATGCACCCATGGTGTCGTGGCCACCTGGTCTATCCAGGTCGACCCATCGAGGCATTTGCTAGCGTCGTCACTGAGACGCTCGACATAGACGGTGCCATCCGCGGCGAGCCAGCCATAGCGCCAGGCATCGCCATAGAAGACCATCGCCGCATCCTGCGTAGGCTGGTCGGGGGCGCTACCGGTCTTGCGGTCGATGCTTAGCCACTTGTCGATGACGAGGTCGTACACGACGTCATGCCCATCCCCGCTCACCAGGCCCGCGCTGTCACGCGATTCCGCCAGCGAGATGCGAACGATGTTGTTCTTCGAGTCCAGCTCCATGGCGGAGATGATCGGGAACGAGGCGAGTTCATCCTGGATCCCCTGCCCGATGAACTCGACCGAGAAGCCTCGGGTGAGGATGTCGATGCCGCGATCGGAGCGGAAGAAGATGCCTTTGCTCGTGGCCACGGTCTGCCCGTCGATGCTTCCGACGTCGACTGCAAGGCGGCGAGCAACGCCTAGCCCGCCTTGGGTGCCGGTGTCATTCGGGGGCTCGCCGCCCATGACATAGATCCGCCGCTTCATGAAGACGACGAGCGAGCCATCCATTACATCAAGCGCGGTCACATCGTCGTCTAGGATCTGCGAGAAGACCGGCGAGAACCACTGGCCTTCACCATCGATGGGCTGGGAGCTGAAAAAGAGTTGCTTACCGGATGCTCCGATGAGCATACCGTTATAGCTGACGATGTGGCTCAGCCCTGGTGGCGCGCGATGGTCCTGGCCTGCGCCGTTCGTCGTCGGAAGGTTGCCGGTGCCGTAAAGGAGCGGCTTGGTCGCGAGGACAGCGTCCGTCACATTGTCATAAAAGACGACCTGGCTCTGTCCCGGATCATTGGTGCATTCGCCGACGAGGTAATAGGGCGGCTCCCCACCGTCCATCGTGCCCCAGATGAGGATCCGCAGCGAGCCTTGGATCGAGCTCCCATAGAGCAGATTCGAGCCGTTTACCGAGCCGCGAGAGGTAATGGACAGCGGATACATCGAGTGCGTGATGAGCTTGCTCGACACATTACCAGAGATGGTAGGCAGTCCTACGCCGGAGAGATGCAGGTCGCCGTTCGCATCCTCATCGGCGAAGGTATAGACATAGGACCTACCGCCCAGCGTGAAGGTGAGTGCCCCGGAGAGGCTCGCAATAGGGTTGGCCCTTTGCGGAGCGCATAGGAAGCCGGCCTCGAAGACTCGGGTAGGATCGACCACGCTAGTCACCCCACCGCCCAAAAAGGTCACCCCGCTGACCTCCGCAGGCTTCCACCGCTCCGGATCGGCGAAATCATAAAGGGCCATGGCCGATCCCTTCGTCGTACCGGTACGCGTGATGGTATACCCGTAGACGTACCGATTGACGTCGATAGCAGTGACCCGCTCACCGCCCGGGCTAGAGAATAGGCCTCGCACCACTGGAACCGCCACGGGCCGCAGGTACATCGACAGCCCCGATGCGCCGGTGATATCCGGCGTGCAATCGCATAGCACCAGCTCAGTCTGGCCCTTGGATGTCCAATGGGCGTACACGAGCCCATTGCGGGTGAATGGGCGGCTGACAATCTTAGACCCGCCAAGGAGCGCCGTCGTGCCATTGGTCGCCGCTGCCCCGGCGTTTGAATGGATCGCCTGCGCATAGCTGTTGACGATGGTGTTGACATAGATGGCTGCATCCGATGCGCCCATCGGCGCCAAGAACAAATCCTCAAGCGCGCCACCACTCGTGGAGAAGATGGCCCCTTTGGTGACCGTCGTGGAGAGGCCTACCGGATTGAGCCCCTGCGCCTTGATCGCGCCGGATTCATCCCATGCGGCCCATAGCGTCGCACTGCCTTCTACCAGATTGAACGCCATCGGGGTGACGCTGTTCGTGTTCAACAGGACGGACGCGGTTGGGCCTGCGGCGGTGACGGTCTTAACGGATAGCCTCGAGGTCCCGCCGATGGTGTTCCCGTAGATGACGGCTACCGACGCGGCGAGGCTGACCACATGCGCGAACTGCCCAAGCTGCAGATTATTCGCGATGTTGACGATGAACGTCCATCCTGCGTTGATGGTCGAGGCGCTGGCGGTATTCAGATAGTAGGCGCCCAGATTGGCGCCGTTCTGGACCACCGCGATGACATAGGTGCTGTAGGTTCCGAGCCGAGCGCCGAAGTAGAGCTGCCCGGAAAGGATAGCCAGGCCGAGCTTCTCTGGATTCCGGATGACTGCGCCGGAGGCGGAGTCGAGGACGGACACATATGGCGTGAGGGTCTGCGTCGGGACGCCGGCAATCGTTTCGAGAGCTACCGCGGCCCATGAGACGACGGTATAGGCGCCCACGCTCACGGTATCGGTGACGGTTGACTGACTCGTAGCGAGCGATGGGATTGGGATAGGGCGCTGGCTAGCCTCGGGCACCAGCCCTTTGGTGGAGCTCCTACCGGTAGCGGCGCTGTAGACATCGAGCGTCGTACCATCGATGGTGACGAGCTCCTCGCCGGACGAGAACAGCCGATGGCCTGCGCTGCGGCTCGTGCCGTTCAGCCGAACCTTGCTGAGTGCGGCGAACCCGGGGCGCTTCGACACGCCGCCATATTTGACATAGCGGACATTCTCCAGCGAGGTGAACGACTCGGCCGGGCTGACCACCTCCTCGCGCGTCGATTGATCGATGCCACCGAGGAATGGGAGCTCTAGGATGATGTCGCCCATCAGCCTGCCTCCTCGACTCGAAGCGTGATGGTGCCCGCGGCATAGGAGACCAGGACGAGCGTGTCGTTGTCCGAGTCGCTGGCCTGGTCCAGGGCCACTGCGGCGCCTCCTGCGGCGCTTTGCCAGGACACGGGCCACCAGCGCACCATCGACCCGAAGTGATGCGGGAAGCGGTAGCCTATGGTGCCGTTGTCATTCACGGCCACGCCCTCAAAGTCGATGCGACGAGGCGCGAACCGCCTGCGAAGGGTGGCGACGTCCTTGATAAGCTTCGCGAGCAAGCGCACCAGCTTCGGAGCATTCGATACCTGCTCCTCGGTCGGAGCTGCATCGGGCTCGGCGCGCAAGTCGAGCTGGCGCACATTGCCGGCGGAGTCGATGTTCGCGCTCACCGGCGATACCTCCGGCCGAAACGGTCGCGTACCTCCGCGAATCGGACATCGAAGATGCGCTCACCTCCGCTGAGGTCAATCGAGCGGGAGAGAATGCGGATGTCCGGCTCCATGTCTTTGAGCCATGCAGTGAGCCGGTCCGTGCGCGACCAATTCTCGCGCTCTTGCGCAATCTGCCGCGCGGCATGCCAGATGACATAGTCGTCGAGCCGCTCCATCGTGTCGAAGATGGATGTATCGCCGACAAGCTGGGTGACCGTAGTGGCATACCAGAGCAGCGCGGTATCACCCGAAGGTGGGCGGGGAAGGAGCTGCAGATTCGTCCCGGTGATCTGGTAGGCGAGCGCCCGAGTAGCGTTCTCCACGGTCGAGCGGGTCGTCAGCGCGCCTCGCTCGAAATCACCGAAGGGGAGGAGCCAGCATTTGTTCCCCTCGCTGTTCGTGTAGACGATCGAGATCAGCGAGCGGAAGTTGACCGGCAGGGCATAATTGGTCGCCACCCCATCAGTCATGACGAGTGTGGATGCTACCGGCTGGAACTTGGGGTTCGTCGTGCGGCAGACACGAGAGAGCGCCCCGAGCCCACGATTGATGAGGTCGTTTACGTAGGTCTCGGGGTGCTTGTCGGTAAATGCGGCAACGTCCGCGGTCCTGAGTACAGCGTCTCTCAGTTGGCCCAGATTACGGTTCAGCGACATCGGATGCCGCCAATCATGCTAGGATGAAGGTGCCGGGCGACGCTACTAACGCCCCCGGCTTGACCACCAACGAGTGAGGTTGATGATGCTGAATGATACACGGTTGCCGGCCACGCTTTGGGCGAAGATTTGTCCTGAAACGGATGGGGTGGGCTGCTGGGAATGGCTGGGCGCGGGACGCGATGGTGGATATGGGCGGGTTTGGGCGGCAGGTCGGCTTCGGGCCGCGCATCGGGTTTTCTATGAGGCACTGGTCGGTCAGATTCCCGAAGGGCTGGAACTGGACCACCTGTGCCGCAATCATGCATGCGTGAATCCGGCTCATCTAGAACCGGTGACGCATGCCGAAAATGTACGTCGTGGCCTCGGTGGATGGAATATGCGAGCGAAAACGCATTGCCCGCATGGGCACGCATATGATGCGGAGAATACCTACCGGTACAGAGGCAGGCGGCATTGCCGAGCATGCGTTCGCGCATGTCAAAAGACAGATGCCGCCCGCATGGCGGGTAAGCTCCGCATGCGGGCGAAAAGGGCATCTGCTCGGTCCGCATGATGGTCAGTCCATCTCTTCGGATTCGCCCTTGTCGGAGCTGTATCCCTTCATGCAAGCGCGCACGGCCGCCTTGAAAGCGGCCCGCATGCCCTCTGCATCGTCGTCCTTCATCGCAGACGCAAAGTCGTCGATGAAGCCGTCTTCG